TCTGCATTAAAGCCAGGAACATCTTGAACCAAAGTATATACATCCGTACCTGTCCCTGTAACAACTTCTCGTTGAAACTGAGGACTTACGATATTCTGAGTTTGTACTCCAATATACGACATTTATTTTTCCTTATGATACATCTTCTAATACTGATGCAATACAGTCTATACTATTTGCAGCTGTACAATATGCATATATTTTATCATTTGAATTTGCAGCTGTTGATTCTAATACCAATTTCTGACCTGAGATAACCTTTAGTGTACCTCCAACTGGAACTGGTGCATCTTTAACTACATGAGCAAGATGAACTTTTGCAAACTCTACACCTGACCCGGCGCCATCAAAACTTTGTGGAGAAGTTGCACTTTTTGTTTCTGCAATCGTAAATGTTGATGCAGAAGGTATAGACTGTACATAATAAAATTTACTTGCACTGACAGCTGCATCTCCACTTGGAGGCAAGCTTGCATTTGTGAAACTAGGAGCTCCAGAAAAATTGAATAATACTCTATCATTTACACTCAAGTTATGAGCTGCACTAGAAGTTGTAGTAAGTACTCCAGTTGCATCTGTTGCTACTGCACTAATAACATGAGCATTTGATGATGTAATTGTTCCTGCCTGATCCTTAGTTTCATTTTTACTTTCATCCTCTATTAACACTGTAACATTAATACCAGCAGAACCTACATTTGCAACATCCAATTCAATTGCGATTGACTTCTTTGAGTCTGGAACCTTATATATTACAGTTGGTAATATACTGTCAGCAGATACATTTCTTATGACAGCATTTTTAAAATTATTGGCCATTGGTTAATCTCCAAGTTCTATTATATTTATCATCCTAATGCAACCGCCATCGCCGCAGCGAATCCTTGAGTTGATCCAAAATCTAAATTAGTGTCGCCTGGACTTACAAACTTTACTGAGTAAGTTGTGGAATCATCTGCGTTTGAAAACTGCACCCATGTTCCACTCGTAGGGTGTATTTTAGTTGACTGAACACTAACTAGACTTGTTATATTATCATTCAAAAAGAATGACATAGTATCATCTGCTGTTGTATCTGTGACAATATTGGTTGTGGTAGCACCATTGTAAATTCCAGTACCACCTTGTAGGGTCAAGGTTTCAGCATTCGATGATGATAAATACGATGTTGAACCATGACTGTTTATCTGTGCCGAGAGTTTCATCCCAGCGAAAATTTCATTAATGGCTCCTACAACTGTAGATGCAGTAGTATTAAGTTGATCTCCTGCATTGGTAACAGTTACGTTTCCAATGTCATCTACTATCCCATTGAAATTAACCCGAAAGGTTTCTAGGGTATTACTTGCTTCGGTAGTTCTAGTTGCCATTGACTTTGTTTAAAATTTGTCCAAGCATATCTTTCATCTCAGACATTTCTTCCTTAATATTATTTATTTCTCGTTCTTGTTTATCTAATCGGGAATGTCTCTCTTTTCTCTTGAGAGCTGCATTCATATAGATATCATACGCTTTAGAATCATTATTGAGAATAGCTTTACTATAAGTATCCCTCTTTAGGTGAGGTTGCTCTTGAACTATCTCAAAATCATGATCTGGTTTTAATCTTTTTACACTCCAGTTATCTCTACTCATATTGCAAGTGCAATCGCTCTAAAGTCCTTAATCATGGGTTGTTCTGTAGACTTGGTTCCACGCATCACCAATTTTATAGCAAATGCAATGAAACTATCTAACCCTGAAGACTCATAAGTATACTCTCTATAATCTAATACACTCTTTGAATCTGAAATTGTTTTATCAGCAGTCATAGATACCCACTCAATATCATCAAATGTTGAAGTATCGTCAGCACGCAATATCTTATAATACACATCAATACTTGCAGTATTAAAACGAACTGCATCAAATATCACTTTCAATGCGGTTGATGCATTTGCAAGAGTGATTTTTCTTGTAATATAAACTGCCTTATTTGCATCACCTGTAGCTGCGGTTGATGGATTATATGCATCTGAAAATGTAGAAGATGAATTTAATACAGCTGTTGAATATAAATCTTGATCTCTCTTGATATTGTTAATGCGATTCTGTACTGCAATCATACCCATTCTCTGAGTATCAATTACTGGTGAAAGATTCTCTACATCTGTACTTAATGTAAGTTGGGCTTGGAGAGATTTATTATTGGACATCTCCAAAGACTCATTTATAGTTGAAGCAATCATTACAGGATCTTCAAAGTAAATATTTTCGTTTGGTGTTATTTCCTTTGCATTTGTCCATGCATCCAAATTAAAAGATGTTTCAGACCCACCAGATGTTCCAGAATAAGATCCCGAACCAGCTGTGGCAGAAGCACTTGTTCCTGTAGTCGTTCTAACTTTTGTAGTAATATCTGTTCCAGAAACTTCCATCAACTGAACAATCAATTTCCCTGTATCCATCATATAATTTTCAGTAGCTTGAACTCCCGAACCCCCTGTCACCTTTGCATTGGCAGCTTTGAAATTGGCAGTTGGTGCATTAGAAAGACCAGTTGTATCTATAATATAATGATCCAACCCAACCTCTGATAAATTATTCTTAGTAAACGATCCAAGAGTAGCCAAGTCATAAGTATCACTACCTGTTCCAATTGGAGCTGAACCAACCAATGCACTCATTGTAACATTGTTTGTAGTTGATGCATACATTCCATGATTTGGATGGGACACTCTAATTTTCTTAGTGCCTGGAATTGTAGTTATAGGTGCAGAAGGCAATGTTGTTGAAGACAATGCTTGATTTTGCAATGTAACTGTTCCTGAAGTTGTACTAAAACTTGCACGATTGACTTTAAATTTTAAATCCTCCATTTGTGCAGCTGCCCATGTTGATGCATTTTGAGACTTAAATAATACACCGGCATAAGGTTGATCTGAAATTGTACGAGTTCCCCCAACCTCAGTATCTCCCATGTGGGACAACCAAATCAAATAATCCTGAGTGTTTGCCATGATGACAAAACAATATTCTATGTCCTGTTGTAGATATACAGGTGATGGAAACTTAAAATTAGTAGCAAGTGATGCATCTTCTGATACCTGAACTTCTGATGGTTCCACAGCAGCTTGTCCAAAAGGAAGAATGGTTGTTGTTGGATATCCACCCTTCATAGTACGAATCTGACATTGTGCTGGAACTGTTTCTGATTTGTTTTGGAAATATACATCAACTGATGTTATGAAAGCTCCTCCCTTTTCGTCAATCAAGAATGATTGTGCTACAGGGTCCCACCATCCAACTTGTCTATCTGAAGACCTTGTACTTGTAACTGTTCGTTCTTGGTTCAGAGTAACACGATTAACATCTGCATTTCTTGTTGCAATAATGGTTTCTTGAATATTATCCAGAAGTCCTTTTGCATAATATGTAGCCTCTCCAGCAGTTTGAGTATCACCTGAAAGAATTCCATTTTCTTGGTCTGAAGTCATTCTGAGAATTCTCTCTCCTACCTTAAATGCAGGATTTCCAGATACATTGGGATCTGGAATAGAAAATGTTCCTGAATGTCTTCCAGTTACTCCTGTAATTAAAGGATCACCCATTTCTGGAAGTTTATAGACATAAGTGTTAGCTGCAATTTCAGCATGAGTAGAACAACCTGTAAATGTTGTACTAGACTTACCACTATAAGTAATAGTTTCTCCATTAATAGAAAGAGTACCAGTAGAAGAAAACGCTACTGTAGATGTTACTGTAATAGTTGTATTATTTGCTGTTGATATTTCTGAGGTGGTTGAATAATAATTCACATAAGGAACATCAGGCGTAATATATTTTGATACGTTTATATTGTCAAAAAATGAATATAGTCTTGTTCCAGGCTTAAATACAGAACCATTAAACTTAACATCCTTTGCACGGCAGTAAGGTAGAATATCAGTACTTACTAAACGATCTCCCTTGGACTCATAATCAATCCTTGGAGTAATCTCTGTTCGTACCCCAGTTCTTGATAGTTTTTCTGTAGTAGTATTTACTGTAGTCTCCATAACCCTACGGAAAGGAACCTGAGCTCGAGCAGTTGCCCAAGTAGTATCCCTCCATTGAGTTACGTTTACATCTTCACCTGTCCAGAATGTCTCCCACTCATTCCAAACAGTATTAATTGCACTTCCTCCTGCTCTTGCAACAAAAGTATCGTAATTACCTTCCCTATTAATAATAAGGTTAGGCATTCTATTTGTGTCTTTCCAAATATCAGATGCAGGATCAAGATCCAAAGTTCCTATCCACGCAATCACATTAAATGGATTTACGTTTTCAATTCTGGAAGCATAAGGTTGATTAATAAAGGTTGTTTCAGTGTATGGAAGTGTAAGAAGGGCCCCTGTTTTCTGATATCCAGCAGTAGTCCTAAGAGTGTCCGTTGAAACAGATTCTTCCATTTCTATAACACGATGCTTAAATTCTGGTCTGAGAACTCCCTGAGCAAAGTCCATTGAACATTGATAATCAAGATGCATTCCATTCCCGACCTTATGTCCTGTGAAATTATCTACAATAAATCCGTTCTTAAATCGATCAAGGCCATCTGCATCCTGCATCTGGAAACTCTCAGTTGTCTTTTCCAACATATTCAACTGAGTATAATATTCCAAATTCTCTACACGATCTGCAATACTACCAATGTCCTTCATTGTAAATCGGCGATTCTTCTTTTTGAGAACACCAATATCAGAAGGTGAGAAGGTATATTGTGGTAACCTGAAATCAGCAAGATGCATTGCATCCTGTATAGGGGAAGGTTTCTCTGGATTCTCAGCTGCACCTCCAAGAACTGTCTTAAAGTTTCCTTCTGAATCTAAGAATAATGCACCATTCTGAGGTAGATAATAATCAAACGATGATAAGAACGTGTCATCTGATTTTGGTACATCAGTTAAAGAAGAAGAAGCTAATCCAAAATTTCTATATGCAAATGAATAAGGAGAAGTAGATTTACCTGTTCCTACAGTACAATGTGAACAAGCTAGTGCAACACCTTTCCAATCTGTCCCTGAAGCATGAATTACAGAATTTGCAGAGGAATACGTTGAAAAATCATAATCCCCAACTCTTGGTCTAAAATCTACAGCATCTCTTAAATCATATTCACCACTAGGTGATATAGTATCTGGATCTACCCTTTGTGCAGAATATAATGGAATTTCTCCATAATCAATATCAGAAATACCAGATCCAGTTGGATATGAATCCACACTAAAGAAATCTCCTGCACCATGAGTAAAATATTCATATACAATTGTAATTTGTCCATCTGGTGGTGCAAGTCCAGGCTTGCGAGCAATTCTACCCAAATCATAGAAGGTATCTCTCATACCATCATCAACTGTAAAATTACTTAAAATATTAGAATCTCCTGCAACTACGGCAGAAACAGTTTGAGAAGCTGGTGAACTTTGAGTTGTAGATAATACATCACCCACAACAAATTGGATATCTGTAAGATATGAAAGTGTAATTTGATTTGTTGATCCAACTGAACCACCATCAATAACTCTCGCAACAGCGCCCGAACCAGCAGTAGTAGTTGTTATCTTTTGTCCTGGCTGAAATAAGTCTGAAGCTTGAACTGTACCTCCACCAGTTGGACCATAAGTTATTTTTGGAAGGACAGGGGCAGTACTTGCATCGGCCCCTTCATATATTGCTCGGACCTTAAAAATGTCTGCGGTTCCAAGACAAATTTCATCATCTTGAAAATTAGTTCCCCAAATTCCACCAGTAGCATTAGTTAATGTTAGTGTCTTCATTGGTTGCAAGGTTTTAGTTTTTTCCTTCGCAACAGCCACAGCTACTGTATATGTCACCTTGAGAATTGCTTGTGATGATGGTAATGTAATTGTAAGACCTGTTCTGGAAGAATTAAATGACAATACACATCCAGACCCAGATTCCTCTGGGGCTAATACTGTTCCTATTGGATATGATGCATTAGATCCACCCACAACCGAAAGTTGATAATCATCAGTAGAAAAGGATGAGAAAATCTCTCCTTCAGCAAGTGAAATTACAGCAGTTGTAGAACTTGAAAAATCCAATGTTGTCTGTCTACGAACCTTGAGTGTAGTATCACTCAAACTATTCAATGAAGCTGATTTGAGAGTTTTAACGGCTTGTTTAGGTAACTTAGTAACCATTACCAATTCTTCTTGTTCCTCTAGTTTGGAACGAACTCTGAGAATTGTAGAACTAGTAACTGAAACAGGAAATTGTTCAACTGTTTTTAACTCTGTATCATTCGTAATAGACTTAACTTCCATTCGATGGACAATACCAGATGTATCTTGACATTCAAATAAATCCCCTACTTTTAGGTCTGATGTAAATCCTGTATTAGTTCCTTTAATTATATTAGTTGGTGGAGTGACACTAGTTGGTGTTGATATTGTTCCTTTAAGAGTCTTAACATCAGTAGGATAAACATTAGCCCAATATGATTTATCAGTAGTACTCTGTTTTGAATATAACTGATGAACATCACCCATATTATAATAAATTGCAGCTGCACCTAAAGAAATCCCTCCTGCTAGATCCCCTGTAACATTACTTGTAATAACATCAGTTGAAACAAAAGTTCCTGTAGTCTGAATCACATGAAAAGTTGTGCCCCTGACATACTTTGCACCTTCTCCCGATCCAGTAGTGTTACCCACTCTAATACTAACATACTTATTAGCTTGTAGAGTTGGTTTACTCAATGTTACATTAGTTGCACTATCTATAGAAACAATATAAGAATCTTCATCAATAATATCAAAATTATTACTCTCATGATCTACAATTCCTTGACCTGGCTCATATCCACCAAGACCTCCAGATATAGTAACAGTTGCATTTGCTGTACCTCCTGTACTCAATTCCGCTGTTGTACCCCCAGCAGAACTGCCAGGATGATTAACATGATCGGGTGTTTCAAAAGTTTCATCTTGTGGCGGGATGTATACAATACCAGTTGCACCTGAAACTGATCCTTTGATTCGGGCACCATTAGTCAACCATTTAGTAGCAGTGAATGGTGTTCCACAAGTAAGTTTGCACAACATCCGAACATCAAATAGATAATGTTGATGACGAGCTGTAGTAGGTTTGAATGCACCATTTATATAAGTGGCACTATTTGTTCCTGTATTATGTTCAAATGCTCTAGTTCGTGCAAGACCCAAAACATAATTCTTGGTATTTGGATATCCAATTCTACCTTCATCCTGTTTCCAGACATAAACTGTAGTTCCAATAGCATGATTAGTTGCGACACCACTTCCTAATACAGAACGAGCAGTAACAGTTATTGTTGCATTAGAATGATGAGTGCCTCCAAAACCACTACAAGTCATTAATTCATCCCCAACAAGAACAGTAAACCCACCAGAAATAGGTAATTGTGAAGTATCATGTACACCTATAGCTCCAGTACCAGTACCGGCTGCTGTCCTCAAAGTTGTACGAGGCATTCTATGTTTTCTAAGTTGAACTTCCTTGAAAGGATCAATACCTGTTTGTGAATCTATGTCTGGTGTATTGACTGTATTTTCAACCTGAAGATAGTTCCCTGCACTAAATGTTGTTGGATAATTTTGAGTAAAAGTTGTAGTCCTTGGTTTAGATAAAGGAACAAAAGTCTGACCAATTGTCTCAATTTCAAAACCACGAACATAGGCTTTACCAGGCGAAAGTCCGATTGCTAATTTGGTTGAATCACCACCCTCAGCGGCAGTATATACTCCGTTATTGAGTCCATCATCCAAGTGTTCTCTAAGATCCAGATTGAATCCCCTCACAACATAATCACCAGACTCATCAAAAGTTCTTCGTGCTAAAGTTTCTTCTAGAACTGAATAATCTGTACTCCGAACTGCTGATTGTATTGAACCATTTCTAACTGAAAGAAGTTCAATAAAGTCTGCATCATCAGCCGTTCCAAGAGATTTCTTTGTTAATGTAAGATCAAACTTGAGTCTATGTGCTCCTTTAGCAGCATAGTTTGTAGATCCAGTTGCATTATCTAAAAGTGTAGAATCCTCCTCTGGTGTTGATAGTGATTCCGATACCTGAAACCCTACACGATAAGAAGGAGAGTTAGTATACTTGTCCAGTATAATTGTTTGAGCATCACATTGAACAAAAGACCCCCGAATATAAAAGACCCCCTTCTGAACACTTGCAGAAGATCCTGTTCCACACGCTGAAGAAGCTAATGTTGTACATACTTGAGAATTAGCAGTAAATGTTTGTGAAGATCCCCCCGATGGAGTATAAGAAAAGGCGGTATCGACCTTCAGTCCCTCACCATTATCAAATTTGACTTTTGAGGTTCCTTGATCTGCGGTAGCAGTTGAAGTAGCTGCTGGAGTATTAGAAGATTCATATTTAACGAATAATGTAAGATCATCACTAGTATCAGCTGCGACACTCCCAACAACCTTTGCAATAACTCCAGAAGTCATTCCAGTAAGTTTTTTACCTACAAGAGATGTTCTGAAATTCTCTATAGTATGAGTAGTAGAACCATCAACAAATGTTGCTTGAAGTTTGACATAAGAATATGTAATATCAAACCCGACCTGGCCGGGAATAACAACTGCACCCTCTTTAAAAAAATGAGAACCTAGTCTTTCAATTTGATTTTGAAGAATTGACTGCATCTGAGTAAGTTCCCGAGCCTGAACCGAAAAGGCAGGACGGAATAATACCCTGTGAAAATTACTAGTTTCTACATAATCATCATAATAAGGAGAAACATTTAGATCGGTTTTTTGCATATTAGAACTCTACTATCAATTTAATATCTTCTGTTTGGTCACTGGCTCGACTGATGGGTTTTCGATTTTCCATATAGATGATATCTCCTGAATCTGGTTGCATTTCAGGATTTGAATATCCAGCTGTAAATGAAGTATTATTCAATGAAGAACCATAAGATGTGTCTGGTACACCAGTTGCCGTTGAATCAGCACCTGTGATTGTAGCAGTTCCACTGAATGGAAGTTTTTCTCCAGTTGAATTGGTCCCTTGATCTGTATAAGGGGTTTGGATATAAAATAAAATATTATTAGATGCATCAAATTCCACTACTGTTCCTTGTGGAGAGTGTGGAACACAAGTAGCGGTTCCTGTCATAGATCCAGTTGGAGTTCTCTGTGTTCCTACTACATAAGTGAATTGAGTTGTAGAAGTTACTGTGATATAGTGAGTTCCACGATGACCAGTTGTTGCACCTCCTCCAAAAGTTCCTGCACCTATAGTTACCAACTGACCAGTGGCAAATCCATGTGCAGCTGAAGTAGTTACTGTTAATGTACTACCACTTACAGTAATCCCACTTACAGTTGGAGTTGCAAGAGCTTGAGATATCTTTTCATCGACTGTAAAATTTCCAGAATTACTTGCGAGTTTAATTGCATAAGTTTGTCTTGCAGAAGTACTTGTATATGCACTTGTTGTACCATAAGAATATGGATTTCTTAAAATTCCAATCTGACGAAAATCATTAACTACACTAAAGTCATAAGTTTCTGTTTGTTGTAATTTAACATCCATCATTGCAAAATGACCCCCTAATTCCTTTGCAGGATTAGAACCATGTCCACCATCAGCAGGAATGATCACTTCAAAAACAGGATTAGTTGTCCAAGTTATTACTTGACTAGAGCTCGCCTGTAAATCAAATTGTTCTTTAATATCAGCTGCCAAAATAGTTGCATGAGTATACCCCGAACCATTTGCAGTAATTGAAACTGATTTAATCTCACCTGTATTTGCAGAATCCGTGACTCCACCAATAACTACACTACAAAGAGCTCCAGAACCATCACCACGAATTGGAACATTATAAACTGTAATATCAGCATTCTGAGTAACACCAGAAGATGCACCATCATTTGTAATCTTGACTACATCTATTCGTCCAGCGGCAAGTGCAATCCCCGACTCAGCGGCAGTTGGGGCCGCAATAAAGTCAGGAGTAAGAAAATTTTGAACCTGAGTTGTGGACAAAGTAAACATATACTTAATCGTATAATTTCCTGTTGTTATTGGAGCAGCTGAAGTTGATGTTGGAGTTCCTTCTGTTCCACTCCAAGCGGCCACTGTTCCATTTACTGCATTGTCCAGAACTTTGTAAACTCTGTATGCAGAGGTCATAAAGTAAAAACTGGAATCAAAAAGATTTGTTGCTCCAGAAGTTGCAACTTTATTTGCAGAATAATCTGGTCTATACATATCGTATGTTGTAGAACCAGAAATATCTAAATCCCTTCTGGGAATTGCGTGTGTAACACCAGTTGCATCAATCTTTTTCGCAGCTAACATATCATCCCAATGATATGCTTCTGTCTTTCTGGCATCTACTGGTGTAGGTGGTGCTGAATCTGTCCCTCCTGTCGTTCCAGTAGCAAAAGCAGATGGTCTACCAATATAAAGAAAATAATTGGTAGGTACAGCTTCTGAGAACGATTCCTTGAATTGTTCAGCGTTATGAAATCTAAATTTTGAAGTAATTATCGCAGGCATTTTGTATCCTTTACCTTGTTAAATTATTTATAAGAGTTACCTATGTCCCACTCTCGGCATCGAAAGATGGTGGGATAGTATTATCGTCAAAGGATGGCGGTTTCGTATTATCATCCCATGTATTGTAGTATGCCGTTCCGGCATATTTGATTCCTCTGATATAAGATGGTGGAGGCACATTCCAAATTTTATCTGCTTCCTTTGGTATTACATGAGTATTAATAGGAGTATCTTCCTCATAAGCATAATAACTCCCATCTTCCATCATAATATACTCAATATCATCACCATCTGATATTCCAAAAGCCCCTGTGGCCAATTCGACCTGAACTCTGGTAGATCTAACAATCTCATCTATCCTTACATCTGCAAATTGATCCAAAGTCATGTGTATTCCAATGTCATGTTCCCTAATCTGAATATTGGTATACCCCATAGTTGTATTATAAACCCCAGCCGATCCAGCAGTTACATTATCTTCTGCTGAATGAGGAGTTTGTCTTCTTGTTATGCCTGGATATGCATAAGATAAATCATTCTGAACAGGAGATGAATCTGAAGATGCATTTTGAGCCCACAAATATCTGGTTGCGGTCTTTTTGGTTGCACCCAATCCATACCTATTCTTTTGAAGACTTGCAAACCCACTAAGAACCTCAACTTGTATTGGAATATCCCAATGTGTGCTTAATGTAAGATCTCTAGTTGCATTATCAAATGGTGATGATGAAGATATCTTTGCAGTACCAGCCGCAAACACGGCAGGAGTTGTAGGTGTACCAGATACAGTTATATTAAGAGTATCATCAGTGACTGCAATAACATTATAGAATCCATTGTATCCTGTGGAAGTTACACCACTAACCTCCACTTCATCATTAACATCATATCCATGTGGCCCTGTAGTCTCAATAGTTGCGGTAGAACCAGATCTAGTGATCGCTTCTATATCATGAGTGAGTCCAATCTTATGAGCCTTTTGACTATCCAATCTGGATCGTAATGTTGTTCCATCATCTACAGTACCAAGTTTTCTACGAATATGAGTATTAAGAACAGCTTCAAAGAGGCTTGCAAGTTCTGGTGTATAAGTAGAGATACCTGTAACTGGTATCGTCAGTTTCGTTTCGACTTTATTTGTAAGACTGACCTCACCAAAGACAGCAAACCCAGCAGGATGAACTGCCTTTTTAATCTCACCCCTCCAATCTGCAATTGCAGCTCCAACTCTGACAACATAAGAGAAATCTTGATAATAAAATGAGTCTTGAAGCTTCATCAGAGATTCACTCACTTTACCTTTATCATTTTCGTAAGCTCCTGCCGTAGTTCCAGTTGTTCCTATCTGTGCAGTAACAACCGCTTGAGATTGTTTGGTGACTATTGCATAATCCGTTGTTGATCCTCTTTTAATAACCTCATTTATCGCAAAGGTTCCAGAAGTCATTTGGACAGTAAGAAATTGTCGTGTATGATCCCATGCAGTAATAATACCTGTGGCTAAACTACTCTGACCTGAAATGGAATCCCCTACAGAAAAGGAAGTCGCTAAAGTGATATCTGGTGGAGAACCTACTTTTATATTTCTAGTGACAAGAATTTTAGTAGGTAACGAAATAGTAGGAGCTGTAGTAAATCCTGTACCAAACTTTTTAACCTCTACACCCTTAACTCCCCCAATACCAGATTGTGACCAAGGAAGGAATGTTGCACCTGTTCCATGTGCAGTATATTGTGTAATTATAACATAAGCGGTACTTGTAGAACCTGTAATTTTTTCTCCTGCACTAAAGGAACCTGAGAGTCCTGTAATTGTAATATATCCAGATCCTTTAGATGCAATAGTTGCCGATGCCCCACCAGAATTTGTAATAGTCTCTCCGGCAACCAATTGAATTGCAGATCCAGTTATAGCTCCCTGAGTCCATCTAATAGTTGCAGTAGTAGATACCACGGATGGTGGTGATTCATAACCAGATCCTCTATTGCTCATAAGAACATGAACAACCTCTGTAGACTCATCTGGAACACTCAGATCTGCAAATGTTGCTGTTTCTAATTGTATCTGAGCTCCAGTATATGCATCATTTTTTTCAGTTGCATCTTCGTATATAATATGATCCACTTCAGAAATATCAGTACGATATTCACCTTGTACTGTATTACCTGAAACCTGTCTATCATAATCTCCAATTTCTGGACCGATTGCTCCACCGACATTTATAATCTTTGCAGTTGCCCCAGATCCCTCTGTATTCTGATTATCAAAATATAAGTCTTGACCTATTGCATAATTAATACCAGGCGAATCGATAATAATTTCTTCGACTTCTCCAGATCCTACATCTACAATTTCAATAGAAGCTTCTTTACCTTCTACACTAGTTACTGTAATTGCATCTCCAGTTGTGTAAAAAGATCCTGGCGTTGTTACTTCTGAACCAGAAATAATTGCCTGAATTGTACCAGAGATAGCAACATCAACATCTGAATTATCAATACCAGAAATCACTGCACCCTGTACAAATGATCCCACTATAGAATCAAGCTTGAGAATCAATTCATAAACAGTAGTCTCACCCTCTTGCATCTGAAGTGTACCTTCCACTGTAGCAGATGCAGTTTTAGCTCCAATCGTTTCGTCAACCTTTTGGGTAATTACTTGTCCGACTAAATTTGCAGGATTGTTTGCTGTTGCAACAACTCTAATAACAGTATTACTAGTCCATTCACCAGCAGATACTTTAAGAAGATTGTCCGTAGGATAAAAAATCTCAGGAGTTTCCCCAAACATCATTCTAAAAAACGCATTATGACCTTCTTTCGTACCCTTTGCACGATAAAGATCTCGAACACTCTTTACAAGATTACGTTTGGAAACGCCTGGGGCTACAGTATTAGGAACAGCAGTAAGATATGTATCCCTAAACTGATCAAGAAAATCGGTAAGAGTTGTGTCAATATTTGCATATTCCAACAACTGTTGAATATTCTGAACTGGATTTCCTTGATACTTGAATATGGTTCCACGAGCTTTACTCGTAGACCCTTCAATAACTTCACCGACTTGAAGAAATCTATTATGTTCAACATAAAGGACAGAATTTGAATTATCTTCAGCTAAAATAGAGGCAACAGCGCCAGAAGTAAGACCTGTAACAGTTTCTTCTTTAAGGAATGCCCCAAAAACAGAATCCTCTCCAACTACCTTAGTGTCATCTTCCAGTAGAAGATAATTATCAGTAAGTAAATTCTCTAAAAGAATAGTATCATAATTTTGAACATTTGTCATAGTAATCTTTGCAGATTCCATGAACTGATAATACAGTCTTAGAAACTCTACAAAGACAGGATGATCGTTCCTGACAAACTCTGGAAATTTATCTTCTATAAAAGATGAAATTTTCTCATCTAAAAGTGTAGTTGCCATATTATGAAGTTGTGTATGCGCTTCCTACTGCGGCTGTCGAACTTTTTGTGGTGTAACCTACACCGGCAATTGATTCACCTGTTGCAAACGTATCAATCTCAGCCGTAACTGTACTCGATACAGTATCAATTTCAACAACTTGATTTCTGACAGGTATAACATCATTTGAATCTGGTTTGATTGTAATATCCAATTTTCCAGAAGATGAAACTACCGCTGTAATATTAAATGAAGTGAGAACTATTTGTCCTGTGGTATAATTAATAGTTCCTGCAGCTGCATTAGTGATTGTCTTTGTAGTACCACCTAACAGATAGAAAGTTCTAATATTACCATTTCCATCATCATCTATATACTGAACATTTGTATTTCCAGACAAATAGAATCCACCAGATTCCACTACAGTCTGTGTCCATCCAGCTGCTGGGTGATATGCTGTATTATTGAAATTTATTGTATACTTGGTAGATGTTCCTAGTGTCAAAGAAATAGATCTTTTTAATTTTACTGCAACTGTACTTGACAATATTGATACATCAGTTGCATCGAGTTCTTTAAGTAGATTTGAATGCCTGAATACTGCATCAAATTTCTCAAGATTATTTGTATTGAATGTAGAAATTGTTGTTTCTGCCAATGCCTTTAAATCTGAATTGGTCTTGGTAGTAAGAGTTGAATTATATTTCACTGTAGTAGATAGAACGAGTTGAAGTATCTCTGGATCAACAATAACAGGAGTTATTGAGGCCACATTGTAATTTTTCAAACTTGTTATGATCTGATTCTTGGTTGTGGTAGTCAATGAAGATCCAGTTTTTGGTCTGATAGAAATATAAACCCTTCCGTAAATTGCAGGATCATTATCTTCACCACCCCAAACCTGTACTGATTTTATATTTGAATATACACTTGGAAGAATAGACTTATAATCATCTGGTGTGACAGCTCTTCCTTGTGATGCATATTTTAAAGGTGCATTAAACTTAATTGAGTCTACTGTTTCACCTATACCTCCACCTGAAGCTGATGATGTTGTTAATGCAGTCACATTGGAATATCCACCTACTGTTGAAGCTGAAGTAAATGCAGATGCTCCATCAGCAAGATCTCCATTCGTAACCACATAATCCAATATAACAATATTACCATCTATAGGTTTATATCCAAAAACTCCATCGCCAAAGTATACCTCAAATCTACCATTCTCAACCTCTTGCAAAAAATATACCTTTGAAGTAGAAGTTAAAGTTGTATAATCTGTATTCAGAGTATAGGTTTCTGTAGTAGTATCTGAAGATGAAGTCTGCACCCGAACTCTAAGTGTATTAGTATCAGCTCGGGCCGATGGGATAATAAATTGTTGTTCTAAATTAGAAGAGTTTACTGTATAATTAAAAGAGGACCATGTTCCCTCGTAAACTTTAACCTCATCAAATTGGAAAGTCCCTGTATCAGATGTGGCAGTATGATCTGTAGTTGTTACAAATTGATAATTAACTGAATCTAAAGTAGTTGTGAAAACCGCACCCGATGACAATGTAAGAGAAGTCTGTGTAATAGGAACACCTTTAACTGTAACTGAAATAGTTGCGGTTGATGCTCTCATGGAGGCTGGAAGATACCCCAAAGACTTTGCATGAGATACTGCACTAGCTCTAAGTAATGAAGAATCCAAGAACATTTCATTTGCAAGCATATTTGCATGGAATGCTTGGTAATGAGTATTATATGCAAGAAGATCCATGAGAACTGCCATTCCAGATCCTTCAAAATTATAGTCTGAAAATTGAGTTTGTTGTGATAAGAAAGTCTTGAAATTATTTTTGACTGCATCAAAATCCAGATCAGTAATTTCTATTTTTCCCTTTGAATTGATAGCCATATTATCGTACCGCTTCTAAAAATGTTTGCATTTCTTGTAGTTCGGCAGGCATATTTTCCACATAAAAATAGATCCGAACATCGTAGGTATTAGTATCTGGTACAGGAAAAGTTTCTACTGTTTCCACCATAGCTCTAGGCTCATAATTGGTAATCATATCTTCTATCTCTTTGGATAGCATAGTACCAGTAATAATACCAAAATTTTCAAATAGTAATTGGGAAATATTAGAACCGATCTCAGGATGGAACGGCCTATCGTAGTGATTAGTGAGTAAAAGATTACGAATAGAACGCTTAATTGCATTCACATCCGTAATTGATGCTACATCACCAGTAATTGGATGGGCATTAAAATTTAAGTTCAGATCTCTATAGATCCGACTTGATCTTTTTTCGTTTTGTTGACTTGCATCCCAAGGCATAGTATTCCCCTATGTTATTATTTATAGGAGATCACCTACCTCTTATTCTTTATCATGGAGAGTTTGCGATTCCTTATGCTCAGGATCGTCTTTCTCCTTGAACCAATAGTCAGCTGTCTTGGTTAATACGGCTACATAAGTACCAATCAAAATATTGATGAGATCTCGATATGTATCATTAACTGTCTCAAAAAACAGAACGTATATCAATATAAAGAAAATAGAAAATACAATACCACTTATAATAAATCGTGCTACAAAATTCCACTTTTTTCGTTTTTCAATCGGCTCATGTTTGTCGCCATTTCCTTTAGGTTGTTCTTTTGCCATTTCAGTTTGATTATTAAATTCCATGTCATTCAATTCAAATAGGGTTTAGGAGTTGACTTTTGAAGCTCTACCCAATCCTTCCAATCGTCTTTTTCTAACTCCTTTCTCCTCATCATCTCTCTATGATGAACTTGAGCCATGTGTTCTGCAAATATCCTAATCATTTTAGGCATATCCACTATAGACTCAATACCTTCTCTCTTATACTTATAATTCTTTAACTCCTCTTCTGTATCTACCCATGTTCCTACCCAATTCCACATTTGGCCTGGAAGACATTCCCATTCTAATATCAAATACCCAAAATCATGTTCCTCATTCTTTACTGGAAAGAATACATGATGACACCCCATTGATGGGAGAAATGGGAACTCTGGTTTTCTATAAAACATATGACGAATCTGAAGTTCAAACCCAGTTCTCAGTTCGTCCCTAGCGGCCCTGTCCACGATATCGCTTCCAGTTTCGTCTTTTGTGTTTATTCAAAGGTCTAGATCTCCGACTCTTACCTATAGAAGTTTTCTTAGGTGATGTTTTAATTTTAACTAATGACTTTGCCTTAGCCATTATGCACCACTTCCTGCACCTACAGTAGATCCACCACCTACAATCATACAACCACATGAAAGCATATCACCTATTCTCGCAATCTTTTTACCTTCAGCGGTTGCAGTAGGAGAACCTTGAGTTATAGTGCCATTGAGAACTGGTGAATTTGGTGCCACACAAGGTGATACTGTTCCATCACCCACTACTGCGGCCGCAGCTCCATTTAACATAACACTAGGGGCGCCTGGACCACCAAGTACATTTGGTGGGTATGGTCCATGTCCAGAAGTTTGATCACCTACTCTTGCCATTGATCCGGCCATATTATCTCCTTATTATTGCCATGTGCTAGGATCGGGAACTGCATCTAAACTCTTATATGCATTTTCATAATCTTGTTTATACCGATCCCTATCTGTACTAAAGTTATTTAGGATTTTTATAGTAAAAGTTGCAGTAGTAGAACTAGCATGAGCTGCAAGTGGTGGTTTTAACCCAAAACCTAACTCAAAAGTTATAATAAATTCTCCATTATCTCTACCATACCCTTCACTTTTAACTTTTGCATAATCCGATCCATTAAATTTTGGAATATATGCTTCAGGAGTCCAAGGCACAACCCAATCATTTAATTCTAAAATATCTCCCTCAATCGTTGCAGTTGTAACTGAAGTACCAACTCCTGCTACAGCAACGACACCATCATTTTCTATCTTTATTTTAATATCTGGGAATATATCAAAAGTACCAGTTGCAGTAGTTGGTAATGTTGATGGATGATTGAGTCCACTTAAAGAATCTCCCAAATATGAACTGGGCATTGAAACAGAATTTAAAGTTATTATAGGGCCTGCAAGTTCTTCTAAACCATCTAATGGAGTGCCTGGACCACCAGCTGGTGGAGCAGTAAAGGGTAAATTTATAGCTTCTGTTACCGACATTACTGCCGGAGTAGTCATTGTAAAAGATGTTTTATTATTAAGTGGTGGCTCGGTTATAGGAGTAGGTGGGGTTATTGATGCATCAAGGACATCCCCACCATCATCTCCTACTACAGTAACAGTGTGCATCGTCATATATTGAGGTCTGGCGGGCATTAGTTAAAACTCACTGTTGCACCTTTGATCGTTGTAGCAGCAGATGCTTCGGCTGTCAACGCCGCAGAGGTCTTAATTGTTAATGCACCAGTACTTTCAATATTTGTTGCACCAGTAATTTCTGTTTTGAGAGCGGCTCCAAAAGTTTGTGTAACGGCTTTAGATACATCAATAGTCCATGTATCACTAAAGGTTTGAGAAACAGCTTTAGATACATCTTGTGTCCATGTATCTGAATATGTCTGGGCAACCGCTCCAGTAATTGTTTCGGTAAGAGTATTATTGTAAGTGTGTATAACAGCCCCCTCAATGGTTACTGTTTCCGTTCCAGCAGTTATCGTAGTTTCTCTATTTCCTTCTGTGATAGTTTCATACAAATTTCCTTTGGATATGACATAAGAAACTGTTCCTAGAGGATCAGACCCAATTGAAGATTTAGCCCCATCCCTAGTTTCTTCTCCTGTACAATGTATATTCATATTTCCATCAACAGTCAAAGAATAATTTCCTTTAATATAAGTATCTTGATTTCCTCCAATAATAGTAGTCATATTAACATGATCGGGAGTCTTGAGGACAACATTACCACCCTTATCAATTTCAAAAAATGTACCTAATCTATGGAAAATTTGGATTCTTTCATTTCCTTCTGTATCATCAAACTCTACATAATGTCCACTCTCTGATTCAAATACATGATTGAAAGGATAGGCAGATTTTTCCTGAGTAGATGGTTCTTGTTGTAATTCTGTTTCTTTTAAGGATTTTCCAACAAGATATTTCCATTTAGTATGAACTTTATCATTTTTGTCAGAACCGCCCTTAATGGCATAAGAAGCATGAGCTTGAGTAAACTTGGAAAAGTCCCAACCACTCGAAGTATCACTAGGATCATTTTGTGCAAGCAGATTGGTATCTGCCATATTCACATAAGATGATGTTGGGTATTTACTATTAGGATCTTTAAATCCACCCCCTTTAGAAAATCCACCAGCTTCACTTGAGGCTATTTCTGTAAATTCTGACGGACTTCCTGTATTCTTTCCTGGCAATGTACCTAAAATAATAGGTTCCTGCATTGCAGGATCTCTAAAGAATCCCAGAACCCAAGTACCTTCCAGAAGAAAATGAGGTGAAACACCAATACCAGAATTACCACCAGCTGTGACTGGCATCATTACATGGGCCCAAGGTAAATCGGATGTAGGAATTTTAGAGGTATTCTCAGTATGATACCCTAAAGCCCTAACACGAACTCTACTACAATGTTCTGGATCTTGACGATCTTCAACTACTCCAACGAACCAATTGAAACCATCTTTACCCATAAAATAAGATGCATTTTCCATAAGAATATTTATTCTAATAAGTGGGCCTAAAAAAAGGGGGAACACCCGAAAGTGTTCCCCTCAAAAATGAAAGTAAATCCAAGTATGTATGAAACTACGCAGACATAGCTTCTCTCGCAATTTCTTTCATAGATGAACTGTGGTATCTATCAACCACTTCTTCAAGGATTTCAGAATACTCGGCGTATTCATCTCCGTAAGATCTCAGTCGAGAAACAGTCCTTCGTCCTTCACGAACAAAGGAAATGACCAGATCTGAAAACCCATTCCAAGTTGAACTGTATTCAGCGAACCTTCCGATTCCTGAAACAGTAGTAGACCAAGTAGAAACAATCCATCTTCCTTCAGTCCAGAGATACCCAAACTCAAGGTGACTGTTTTCTCTCAGATATTCTTCAAACTCAGACCTTGACTCAAAGATCTCAGCTTCTTCTGTATGAACTGACTCTGAAAGGGAAACTTCCATGTCTTCTGACAGGGAACTGAAATACCCAGCAGAGGAAACCCTCTCTGCCGATTCTTCAGAACTATAATGTTCCAGAAGTGTCATTCCGACACCAGTTTCATATCCATCGTAATGGACATACGAACTAACAACTGACCCATCACTTCTCAGATAGGCAACAACTGAATTTGTACTCATATCAAATCTCCAAAGGGAGTTAAAAAAGAAAGAAAGGATTTATTTCCTCTCTCATCGTTACATTAGTATTATATCAAACGATCTAACCATTGTCAAGTCTTTTTTTAACTTTTTTAACAAAGGGTCATTGGGACTTCCGGCCTGCCGTCCTTCACATCCCTTTGTCTCACCACCATGAGAACGGGCAGAATTGTTAGACCCCTTGTCAAAAAAGTTAAATGAAAAACCATGGCCCCTGTTCCGTTACTGAACACTGACAAACAGGGACCACATAATCAACCTACCTCCAAGCACAACTAGGGGAACTACCCACGCATCAGAGATGTTATCTCACTATAGCGTCTTGGAACCTCATCCACCTCGCTTACCTCGGTTGACTTAGGCTACCTTAGTCCAGACCAATTCATGTCTGGATCATTGAACATATCAATCGCTTCCGAGCGATGCATTCTTTCTATTGCTTCATCGACCTTGCGTTCCACAACAACGTGTTCTGGCTCCTCAAGATCGGTATCAACAATTTCCATGTGTTCATCCTCTGGAATGTCAATCCATCTCCAATTCTCTCTACGTTCCAAATCTACAGGAATCACACAAATCTTAGTAGAAAGAACAGAGGAGTCTTGACCATCAGTATTGATGACCTTCCACAAATCGCCATTCTCACGAATACGATTCTTACCATGTCTGGTCTTACCAGACATCTTAATAATATCACCAGCAAAGAATTTCATTAGAACCTCACTTTCTTACGGCAAAGGGATTTGGAAAGGCGTTTCTTGTCACAACCTTTCCGTTTGGTTGAGAAACGAGTCATGCGAAGCACGGCATCGATTTTTTTGATTTCAGATAGTGTTTTCATAATTCCTCTCTCATCTTTCACTTACAGTATATCAAAAGGACAATCATTTGTCAAGTCTTTTTTTCCTTGCATTCATCTTTTTTTCTGCAAGACGAAGCCTCTTGTATTCCTTACGATTCTCTCCGTTACGATACTCACCTTTAGAGGTATCCCAGAACAAAAAGGCTTTACTAGCCACTTGTTTAGCAGCTTGTAACTCTAGGGTCTTGGGACTTGTTTTTGGTTTCATGTTCTCACGAATCCACTCACGTTGTGGTGACATTGCACCCATTACTTTTTTATCAGACATTCTATACCTTTCATTAGAAGTAAAATACCCAGCCCCACCGAGGCAAAACTGAGTAGTAGAAATAAATCAACCATAGTATGTCTCACTTTCAAAAGAGTCAGCGAGAGCATTAAGTTCATCCATAGAGATCAGTTCGACCTCTTCAATAGTCTCCTTGTATTTTCGGATCTTTAATTCAACTGTCTCTTCATTGTGAACCTCATGAAGTTCTGTCTCCAAATAGATCTCCCTCTCGTTCATTGCAGTCTCTTTCGAGCAATACAATCCAAGAGACTCTTCACGAATCGGTTCATATTCAGATTCTCGAAACCTACGAATCAGTTCCCAATATGTATTCTTTTTTGTTCTACCCATATTCATCCTATAGAAAAGGGGGCTTGTTGCCCCCAAGGTTATCAATCCATCCGACTGTCAACATAACATCGGATACCTTCTTCACCAAGAACTCTGGCGAAGGCTTCACAATACGCCTCTTTACGAGCAAGAGACTGTCCGAACTCTCGGCAAGTCATGTAGAAACCACCATAATAGTGCTTCCAACCAAGACCATACTTCTTGAGAAGTGAAACGAACTTACCACGGGCGGGCTTAATTACCACACCAGCGAAACCACACGCACCACCCTCAACAAAGTAGGTGGGCTTGGAGTGATCAATGTCACTTCCAAAAGGGGTTGAAGGAGTCCCAACGATCATTGGGGTTACTTTTTCGCCGTTTCCGGCACGCATCCCTGCGAGATGAGCTTTTTCGTAAAGCTCTCGTTCTGTACTTTTACTCATTTCGATCTCCGAAAGAGGTTATCAATTAACTCAACAATTATATAATATCACACTTGAGACAATTTGTCAAGGCCTGGTTTTATAAAACCAACTCACCCCGATCCATTGCTTCAATAGCCCTAGCACGAAGCCGAGCAATGTCCAAGGAATCCATCTCATGCTCCTCAGCAATTTCTGCAATCCGAGCATCCAAACGAGCTCGTCTTTCAATTGCAAAATCTCTTGCGATACTTTCTGCGATTTCCAAACTTTCCATAATTCTCCTATTAGAGAGTAGTGTACATTCCTGTATGAGACTCAAAGAGACTCACCAGCATATCATTATAAACATTGTCGTATGTCCTGACTGACTTCATTTCACCCATCTTAGTTACCTTGGCGAAAGTGACATCATAAAGATCAAGACCATTCAGACTGACTTCCATGAAATTCGCATTGGTCTTGTTTCGACCAATTCTCATACGAATCCCATTCTCAGTTGACACCATCATTTTGGCACCTGTCATGACACGAAAGCGATTACCACCTAGTGTCCTGTAAATTTCATTAGCAACATCACTCATTTCATTCTCCGAAAAGGTTTCTCTCAATCATCAGTTTATATTATACCAAATAGAGGTAAATTGTCAAGTCTTTTTTTTTATCCGTCACTTTTCCGTCACTATTGACATGACGGATAAATGACGGATATGTGGTCATTACAAAGCACCTGTCCAACGGACACGATCAAAAGACCTATCCAGAACATTCCCTCTACGGAAGTTCCTTGCAGGAGTCTTCCAACCAGCGGGCATTAGAATGTCACCGAACTCAAACTTCTTGTCATCATCAACTGCAACGACAAAAGCCTTGACACTAGTACCATCAGTGACCTTGACATACTTCTTACCCATCGAGTACTCAAGAGATGCACAATACTCTCGACACATTCGATCTGAAACAGTCTCACCATTCTCATCACGAACCCTCTCAGGATTTCGTGCATTGGAACCACCAGACCATCTTTTATAGTCATCTCTCATGGCATCCAACATTGCATCCAAACCTTCTACTAGAGCTTCAACTCTTTCACCATATACACTCATAACAATCTCCTATAAAGAAAAAGCAATTACAAAATTAACATAGACAAGTGCAAGAGCAAATGTCCAACAAACCAAACCTTCAGCTACACTCAAGTAACCAGCACATCTCTTAGGTATTCTCATATCAACTGTCCCATGAAAAGTTCTCCAAAAATTCTGGGGGTCTTGTTGACCCCCTTAGTGTGTTTAACTGAAATCAACTACGTTAAAGGTTTTACCATTCAAGATGATGGTCTTGACAACCCTCATCTTATTACGTTCAACTGAACGACCAGAGTCAAACATTGACTCACCAGACTCAAAGAATCTGTTACTTCCATCATGACCCTCAAAAGTCTTTTTGACCTTTGCGGTAACTGTTGTGGTGTTTACTTCTCCCATTAGTTCCTTTCGGTAGGAGGGTTAAAAGAGAGGAATATCCTCTCTCAGTTTCTAATTATATTGTATGTCATTTCCCTCAAGATGTCAAGACAAAAATGCATTGGATTTAATGTGTTCTATCTTGTCATGAAGGGACAGCTTCTCGCCACTCTCAAGGCACTCAAAAGCTGCATTGTTTTCCAGAAGTGAAATCTTTCTCACCAGATCCCACTTCAACTTGCGAGCGGCATCCAGATCCTCTT